CTGTAGGGCAGAGCCCAGTCAGTAAAAGAATGAGGTATGAACGCTGGGCTCATTGTTTTATATACCGTCCTCACGGTTTCGCTTATCGTCTAAGAGACGACATAGGCAGGTGCTCCCTGGAATCTCATAAATGAGAAATCCTCAGCGAGTGCAAAGTCATGCATCGCATAACGACCAGTTGGCGCAGCCGAAATGGCATCCAAGGCGCAGACCACGTCAAACGTGCGCGTCAGCGATGCGTTGACGAGAGTGCTGGTGGACGGGAACGGATCATCCGAGAATGCAAAACCAAACAAATTGTTGGTATACAAAGGAGTCTCAAATTCAACGCCACCATTGGTATGGGGAACAAAGGCAACAGCGCCAGTCATGTGAGTGGCGATGTTGGAGGGGTTGTTCGAACTCTGGAAGTTCCAGCCGACACCAAGAACTGGTTGTGTGGTCGAGGGGTTTTTCAACCTAACCACCACACGCCCAGTGCGAGTCATCTCAAGGTTCCCAGTGTACGACACTCGGTGCTTCGTGCCCCCGCGCATTCCAACATAAGCATAACGCAAATAGCAATACACGTTCGGCACAGCCGTGGTGGCTGTTCCGTTGAAAGCCGGACTTGGTGGTGGGTAAATGGGAACTCCACCATAAACGGCAAACTTGTCCCCATTGCTCACATAAGGAAGACCATCAGCTGGCAAAAACGCCGTGAAGCGCTTTCCCAAACCACGGAAAGAAACTGGAACCTCTCCAAAGTGCTCTTCACAAATGTGTGCAGTGGACGCGGATGATTCATTGAGATTCATGTGCTCCACATCCGAGCACTCAGAAATGATGCGCGATTCAACAGTTGGACGCTGAGTTGGCATGTTCGTGTCCGACAATTGATTGAACATCATGTTGTCAGAAGCGACATAGACGTTGATCTTGATGTCCGAGCCATTTGGAGATTGCAAAGCAGTGAACGGAGTCACAGCAATGTAACCATTGGCATAGTCAAACAGGTCAAGTCCGAGAAAACCAACCGTGCCCAAATCTCCAATAAGAGCATCAGAGATATTGCGCGCCCACGCTTTCGGGAAGGCCCACTTCACAGTGAAGCTAACATCCTGAGTTTCCTGAATGTCAACGATCTTCACAAACTGCTTGTTCAAATCAAGCACAGTGTCGATAACGACATTCTGCGAGATATTCGGTTCAAAGTAGAAAGCAAGCTTCCCACGGTGATACGACGAACAAACAATCTCGAATCGAAAGGTGATGTCACCGCGCCAATACTCAAAAGGAGTAGCCGCAAAAGACAAGGCAGTGGGCTGATACAAAGTGTCCAGGCCAAATGCCAACTTCTTCTTGATCCGAGGGTTGATCGGAGCAACCCACAAAGGGGCAGACAGCGGAATTTCCGCGTCGTCCCAATCAAACACATCCAGGAGGGACTCCACACTGCACAGATGAGCGATGCTCATGTCATCAGACGAGATACCGAGAACACGCGGATCAACACTCAACTCCTGTTTGGGGTCAAGCGTGATGCGTTTTCCTGTGTCATAACCAATCACATTCGCACCATTCTGATAGGGAGAGTCCTTGACGTGTGATGGCTCCGTGTTCATTGTTGGGACTGAAAACCCAAACAACGCCGCCAAGGAGCCAATCCCATCAAGGGCCATACCACTCGCCTTTGCAAATGGAGCGATCATTGGCACGGAGGTGAGTGCATGAGCAACTTCAGAAGCGCGCGTTGCCACGCGCTCAACCGGTCCAACTTCGCGTTCATCAACAACGCGAGACTCAGTGCCGATCTCAATCACCGTGCCAGTGGGTGTTCCCAACTCAACATCAGTCATCCACATGTAGATGTTGACCGAAATGTTGGTCGGGGTGTCAGAAGCACTCTTGATCGGCTCAAGTGAGTTGATGTACAACTTGCCAAATCCCACCGAGTCATCAAATTCGGTCGCATCTGGCAGAATCAAAGGATTCTTGTTGAACAATCTCAACATGGGCTGTGGAGACAAGAAAGGACACTGAATCTCCAACGGTTGATTGTCTTTCACGTCAATGACAGTGCGACCTGGTGCCTGAGACAGATAAGACAAACCTGCGATGCGAAGCGCAGGTACAGCCAGGTTGCCATCCACAATGGGGATGTTGGCGTTAACCCCAGCCAATGGCTGATAGGAAACTTGCAACTTCCCATAGTGAAACGGCGTTCCCGCAACGGCAATGCGGACATTCATCGTACCACGCAGGAAGGCGTAGTTCCGAATCTTTGCTCTCACACTCGGCTGCAGCAGGAAGGCACTCCACAGATCAACGGAGTAATCCAAGTCACTCCCTGTCGTAACAGAGAAGCTTGTCAAACTCAAAGGGCGTGACAAGAACTCAGACAAGTCGAGTGTGTTGTGCTGCCCAGTCTGCAATTCGTTGGGAGACCCCGCCGAAGTGGAGTCCTTCGCAGTTCCACCAATGTCCGTGACATTTTCATGAACATCAACATCGGAAGAAGGAACTGAACCCGTGTTCATGTCATTAATGACAGACGACTCAGTGTGAATGAGTTGTTGACTCCGGTAGCGCTGCATCCAACGCCACAACCTCTCATAAGTGAGCTTCAAAGCAGCCAAGTGCGATTGCATCGCATAAAACCGATCGCAGCGCCTCTTCAGACAAGGATTACTGGCATAAATAAGCGATTGCTTCACCTGACGGACTTCCATCCCAGGAAAGGGGTCGGACAACCCCTTGAAGGTTTCAGACACCTCAACAATCTCCTCACGGAGTTGATCAAGATGCTGAGAAATTATCACATGTTTTTGAGCTGACCATTGATAATCTTCCACAGGTCGGTCAAAACCTGCGGAGATCGTGTCTGTGGTGGAGATACCACCATTCTTGGCCCCAAGGGCCAGGTGACGATCATCATCTGCCAGAATCCTAGACTCAGATACTGGTAGCATTTCGTCACCCTCCTGTCTTCCTCCCAGTACAGGTGTTGTTTCAGTGGGAAGTGTTAGTGACTCATAAACCTTTTCATAGGTAGAGAGCACGAAGGAAGCATCGGGGAAAGCCTCCTTCAATCCAGCAAGCAACCAATCACGGCACCTGTTGAATTTCTCCTGGTCGCCATGAAAGAAAATCTCCCTCAGGCTCGACTCACAGATCATCTCCATTTGCGTAACTTCATTAACAGACGACGAGGGCAAAAACCACTCAAGAGTCTTGTAGATGGAGTCCAGAGCGAGGGGAGCGACAACACGACCAAGACCCTCGTGAAACACAAACGTGCGCTTCAAGAAGGACATGGAGTCGAGAGTCTCAAAAGCCTTGTCAACAACTCCCTTGCTCGAGGTTGTAAAAGTCAAATCAGTCTCTCTCTCACACACTTCAGCAAACACAATGGCATCAAAATCATCGGAGACCTCAGGTTTCACGGCAATCAAGACATCATCACCGTAGCTCTTTGGTAAGAGATGTTCAAAAACATCCTTCCTACTCACCTCGGGAGTGCTCAACCAAATGTAAACAACAATCAGAAGGTTCCTCAACGAGTTGTCCTCTGCAGTTGCGTACTTGCCAGAGGGTTGCAAACCAGGGATGCGCATGATTTCCCCTATCATGCTCACCACTGGGAACAAAGCATCTGACAAAAGGCCAGCAGCGATCTGCAACTGATGGTCATCATAACCAAAATGTTGCAAGATGCGCAGAACGATGGTGTTCGCTCCACGCCCAATCTCAAATGGCATCGATTGGTCATAGCCACCATAGTCTCCTTCGAGAATCAGGGGCGAGAAGTTCTTCAAGGACTCGAACAACACATGAGCCTCTCGATGCATATCAACACCAATCGCAGTGTAAAACTCCTCAGAGAATTGTACCATCAACGTATAAAACGGTGCCAGGAACATTCGCTGAACAATCAAGTAAGCGAAAGGTGTCGCAAAGAAAAGGCGAGTCTTACCCATGAGAACTTTCTCCTCATCTCTTGGCTCGTCCTTGAGCTGCGCAGTATAAACGGGACCACAATTGTTCCCCTTCATGTACGAGACAATGATCTCACCAACCTGTCTTTTCAACTGGTCAGTGGGCTCATCGTAGGTAGACCCATCCTCTCTCACGACACGAATAGCATAAGCATTTTTCTTGCCAGGTGTACCAAAGCCTGCCGCCTTCATCATGTCAATGCGCCGAATGAAAGCATCATCTGCGTTTCCATTCAAGGCGTCATCAACACACAGAGGGGACAGCCTTGGAATTCCCTTGCCCTTCAAGTTGGAAAGCAACTGCTCACAAACAATGTTGACGGCAGATTCAACTCGCGCTGGAACGAGTGGCTTCTTGGTCCGTGACATCTTGCGCAACCCTATGTTATAAGGGGAGCGAAATGCATCACCACTTCCCGTCGGCTGCATGAGAGGAGGGACATAAATCGTATCACGCTCATGCTGAAACTCCTTCAAAAAGAAGTCAGGCAACAGCAAAGCAAGACAAGACTGTCTCAACTTGCTCTTGTTGTGCATGCAAGGAGTTGAAATCTGACCAAAATACTCGATCGAACCCAAATCCTCATACCGGACAGGAGACTTGGGATGAGGAAGAATCCCCTGCGTAACAAGTGACTCACTGAAAACAGGAGCCACAGGCTTAGCTTCCAAGACTTTCGCGGCAGACATAATCTGGCCACGAGTCAGCACGATCGCATACGCCAAGTTGTTGCAAGCAACACCTGCACTGTGAATTCCAACGATGCAACTCCCAGAGTCACGATCGGCAACAACAGGCAAGCCACAGACTCCACGCTTGTGGTTGTGCCAGGAATACTCGACAACACTGTCATAATCCAAAGACCCCATGACTGGATCGACAACACGCAAGGGTCCATCAATCTTGTTCACCATGACATCGTCGCTCCCAACACGCCCACAAGCGTTGCGAAAGGAAACATCCTCGATGGGGAAGTGCTGAACAATGTTACGAAAACTCACTCCGTTGAGACACACCAACACAATGTCGGTGGTAACAAGATGGTAATCACTTTTCCGCACAATAGTGTGGTAATAATGATCACTCGGTTCGATGCCTCCTTTGGCACAAACACTGATCGTGACAGTGTCATCAAAGTCTCCAAAGGAATGCAAATGAATCAACGCATAACTGCCATACACGCCCAAGCAGTAAGTCTCCACCTTGGTCTTGCCTCGCACCACGCAACGTCTCTGGTTCCGCTGTACAAACTGTGACAACGACTTGAAGCCCGAAAGATGGAGGGAGGGTTGGATCGAAACATTGTTCCAAATCTTTGTTCCCTTCACCGGAACGCGCTTATAAGCCCTGCCACAGTGAAAGTGATCCTCCAATCTCTTCAGCTCGGTGGAAGCCGCAGAATCAACATTGAAAGATGAAGACTCACTGTGAGGATTTTCACTCTTCTCAGTGAAGTACTTGAGCAATTGCCACACCAAAACACAACCAGCACTCGCGAATGTCAAAAACGAGACAAGTTCGACTGAGCAGAAGGTGTCCTTGGTAGCATCTTCCAAAGTTAGATACGAAAACAAACGTTGTGAACGCATCCAGATGTGGTCGAACCTTCCAAAGAAGTTCCTGCGCACAGCAGAAATGCGTTCGGAAATCTGATTCCGACTCAATTTGTGAAGATCAAGTTGACAAACAACACTTATCACAAAAACGGCAGCGAGCCATAACACTCCCAAGTAATGCAAACCACACAACAGCACGAAAATCCAAAAACCTGCGAAGCCCTTGCGCATGTGACCCAGCAGCAAGAGTGCATACTCGACTGTGTACCAACAGACGTGACCAAGATCAAGTCCGATGGAAAAGAAGCTCGACAGCAAAAAACTGAAGAAAACCCACAGTGATGTCAGGTCAACAAAGTCACGAACACCATGGAAAGAGGAAGTCAGGGACTCACTCACAGCCTCCAAGTGAGAGACTTGAAGCCTCTTTTCAGCCTCTTCCCTCTCGACAAAGACATTGCGAGACTTTTGAGCACGATTGTACTCTTCACGCACGATATGATCAGTCATCAACTTCGTCA